TTGCACCAAACCAAAAACCCCTTTATATACAACGATCTAGCCCTCTATTCTGCCATTGTGGGAGCGCCACGGCTCGTAAAATGTTGAAATTCTTGGAAGATATGGAAGAAAAGATTTTGCTGTAAGGGCTGTATTTGTCGTCGTTTTCGGCGGCCGTCTTGAGCACTTCCACGGCCTTAAAAAAACGGTGACGTACACGCCCCTGAGTAAGCTTGAGTTTACTAGCGACCTCAGATTGACACGTCGTTACCCACATCCCCACCAAGATGTCGATGTCGATTTGATCAAAGATTTCGGCCAGATCACGCCGCATGTCGTCTTCCTCAACCTCAGGAATGGACAACAGGAACTTGAGACGCTGAACCCCTCGATCTAAACGGTAAGAGATGGCAGCTTGGGTCACGTCAAAAATTTCAGCGATATCGGCTTGACGCTTCTTCCTCATGTAATAGAGGTCAATCAAGTCCGCTTCGCGTTCTGGGATCTTGTCGAGTAGCGGCAAAATTCGATTATTGTAATCGTCACTAGAGAACAAGGCCTCTAGCTCTATGTCCGGCATGTGGGCCGGTGCACCCTCGAATTCAAATTCCGCTTCGTCGGCGGCTGCAAAACGATTAGACAGTTCTGACGGGTCTACCGGTATCACATAGCCACTCGACATATTGAACACCTCTTAGGCTCGACAGAGCCATCTCTTCAGATACGCGGGAAGAATGCTGCTAGAATTGGATCAGGCTTAATTTCCAGAGCCTTTAGCCTAGCTTCTACTTCAATCTGATCTGGGTTCGATTCAATCTGTTCGTAGGGCACATCGCAGAGCGTCAATAACTCCACGTTCAAACGGACTTGCTTCTCACTCGCTAACAAGTTAGCGACTTGACTCTTAGTTAGACCCGCCAGGTTGGACGACAAAAGTGCGCCGACCGAACCGTGCATACTAATGAGTTTGCTTGCGGTTTTCAACCCAAAATTAGGGACGCCCGAAATATTGTCGGAGCTATCACCACTAAGCGCCCTAACGTGTACTAATGTGGGCGGTTTGACTCCATACTCCTCTTTCACTAAATCCAAATCGTAAAGCTTCTCTTTCCCTGCACCCACGGCCGGGCACAACTGATGTGTGAACTCCGTTACTAGCTGAAGCAAGTCTCTATCCGTGGTGATCATGACATTCGGTTGGCCTAATAGCGGCCCTCGGACCAAGGACGCCATCACGTCATCGGCCTCCTCCACATGATTAAAGGCTTGGAACACGCCCAGTAGCGGCAAAGCTTCCCGCAACCAACCCCAACCAAAAGGCAACGAACCAGGTTGCGATGGATTAGAACGAGAGCTTCGATTGGCTTTGTATTCTGGGTACATATTCTTACGTCGTTGTGAACTCCCGTCCCAACAGACGTACACTACGGCCTTCGGAAAGCGTTTCTTGTAGCCCCCAAGGCTGCGCAAAAACCCAACAATCGCTCCCGTTGGACGACCGGTAGAGTCCGTCAACGAACCTAAACCTGGAGCCTCAGAACATCGAATAAAAAGTTGAGTGCCATCTACAATCAGGTTTACGGGGGCTTCAGGTCTCTCAGTCATCGCTTTCAACTCCGAATAAGCACCAGCCACGCGACCCACGACATCCGTCAGATAAAGGAACTCCAGCTGTCTTGCTGTCATGGCTAAAGACGAGGTTGCCAAGGCATGAATGGACGACATGCGAGCACGCAGGGTGGCCCCCCGATGCAGCAACCCGTAATCGGTAGCTTTTGAAAGGACATTAACAAAATCGAGCGTTGCATAGTACGACCGTAGTAGCTCATAGGTTGAGACACTCCTATTCAACCAAGCAGTGAGGGTAAAGAATTTTTGGGAGGCGTCGGGAAGACGACCTAACCCACGCGGTGTCCAGGCCATCAAATAATGCGCCGATCGCGTCCAGTCCGAGATACTCTGAAAACGATCGCGATAGACTATTGTGGGGGACTTAGTCTCCAATCTAAGGAACCCTCTAGGCAACGTGATCAAACGATCTGTAGACCTGAGCTTGATGTGGACCAGCACCGAATCTTGCTCTTGAATATCCTCTTTGACGATCGCGGAGATGTTCTTGTACGGACCGGAGGTGATTACTATGGTGTCCCCAACCTCAATCCCTTGGTCAACCTCCACCTTGATCTGAGAACGAAGCTTCTCAACTTGGTCGGCGGTTATAGTGGCGAGTTTTTTGTCCTTGTTCACACGAACATAGAGGACGTTCTGTACGTACTTCGTATCGTCTAGTCGGCGATACAGATTAGAGGGGTGCTTGTTCCGAATGAAAGCGTAGCCGTCCACCAGGTACTGGTAGACCCTGTTGCCACCCTGCTGGACGACAGACGCCGGGATAAAGACCTCAGCATCACGAATGTGATGCCGAATGGACGCCCGAATTACATCCGGGTCTTCCCCCTCAGCTTTAGTCGTTAGCTCAAGCACCACCCACTCTATAGACGGATCGCTCATCAACTTCGGGGGTTTACACTGCGCCAACTATTTCGGCAACGGAACTCAACGAATTTGCTAACTTTTTTCGCATAAGTTGGTCAAAGCACAGCCGCCACTCAGTTGGAACCATCATTTTTGCTCCTTTGTCCGATCGTGACGGCATCTCTGAGGCTACTTGGCGTCTAGTTCTAGGTAGCGCCGAATTCACAACCGCTAGCTCCACCTCTGTTGGGATTGTTGGATCAGCAAATTCAATATGCCCCGGTGTGGGGCTTGGTGTTACAACCGGCGGTGTCGGTAGAGTCTGAGCTGTAGTGTGAGGAACTTGAACCGCCGGACCCCCCACGAAAACTAATGGCGGAGTTGGTCCTTCCAAAGGCAAGTTTCCAGGAGTTTGAGAGAACACCACGATATCTCTAGTGAGGCTCAGTTTAGTGGTGAAGCGTGAGCCCAAAAACCAGTACGCGAATTTGACCACGTTGGCCTGATATTTTGCATAAACCTGAACCGCCAAACTCTTATCCACGTAAGCAAAATCGGCAAACATGCCGTTAGCCACACGATAAGAGTTCATGGCTGCTTCGGCCAGACCAGCAGAGACATCCTCCGGTGCGGCTTGCTCACAGGCCCGGTCCAAGAGGTCAATGGCTTTCTTCGGGTCACTCAAGTGCAGTAGTATTTCGTAGTAGAGAGAGATAACGGACAAGTGCAGGTATTCGCGAACATTTTCGATGGTGATGGGGCCCAACTGGGCGACCATCTCCAACTTATTGATCACGTCCCGTACATGACCTCCGGAATAGTCTATGATAGTAAGGACGGCATCATCCTGAGCCTCCACGGACTCAGCCGCTAAAATCTTGTGCATCCTCTTGAGGATGTCTTCCCGAGTGATTTTACGGATCGAATACTCTTCACTTCTGGACCGGATTGCCGGTCGGAGTTTTTCCGCCTCGGTGGTGCAGAAAATACCGACCATCTGCTTTTCCTCAAGAGGCTTCAGGAGTACGTCCTGGGCTCCTGGTCCCATTCGATGTGCTTCATCGAAAAGGTAAATACGCTTCGGGGCATTTGGCACTACGTACGGCAAATCTTCCATGATCTGCCGTACGTGATCGATTGTGCCTTGGCTAGCGGAATCCCGCTCTGTGAAGGCCCCTGGACGCTCCTCCAATATGGTTACGCAGTTTGGACATGCATTGCACGGTTCCGGATCGGTTTTATCCGGATTCATGCAGAGCATGGCTCTAGCAAGGATACGAGCAAGAGTTGTCTTACCAGTGCCGAACCCACCGGAAAAAATGTAGCTCGTATCGAAAGACGTACCGTTCCGCAACCTCGATTTGAGAAGCTGAACGTTACCTTCTTGACCAAGCACGTCGGCAAAGAGCAGGGGACGGTGACGAGTGTCCCACATGCATCAATGCTTTTCTTGCGTAACGGAGTCCTCAACCTCTTGCAGTCGGGCTTCCAAATTCAGACGCTGAGCCACCTCAACCATGCCAACGAGTTCATCCGTCCAAGCCCCATGACGATGCAAGATGCTAGCGAACTCACGAATTTCCGGCTCACGTACAAGCCACTTCATTGAAGCGTCCTTCTCGTCCTCTTCCCCGGTGCAACTCTCAAGGAGATGATCTACGAGGGCAAGCCGCTTCCGTTCACTCAACTCATTCCACTGGTCCAGAGCTACCTCAATCAGGAAATCCTTCTCTACAAGGAACTCCCAGGAACCGCTCACACGCTTGGCTTTCCCCAAAACCGGCCGCCCATTTTTGGATCCGGCTTTGTCTACGAAAATGTACTCAATCCGAGCTGTGGCTAACTCAGAGTGGTACGTTGGCAAGATGGACATGGCAATTTGCTCTACGGCTTCTGCTTTTGCGTATAGTTTCGGCATCGGGGATCTCCTAATTAACGAACTTGGGCTTC